GCAGGGGTCGCCCCTTGGAGAGATGGGGGGGGTACGACCCGATAATAAAAAGGCATAGACCATACATCTTGGAATCGTTTTATTATGCAGACGACGATACCGAAAGACTACTACCTTTATTTGGAGATTTTTTACTTGATAGCGGAGCATTTACGTTCATGCAAAACAGCCACATCAAGGCTGATTGGAACGAATATGTTGAGCGGTATGCTGATTTCATTCGGCGAAACAATATCAGTAAATTTTTTGAACTTGATATAGACAGCGTGGTAGGATATGAAGAAGTTAAAAATCTTCGATTTACACTCGAAAAACTAACAGGCAAACAAGTTATACCTGTTTGGCATAAAAATCGCGGATACGGCGAATTTGAGCGTCTATGCGCCGAGTATCCGTATGTTGCTATCGGTGGGATAGTATCAAAAGAAATAAAGCCCCAACACTACAGGATATTTCCCCAGATGATAAAGGCCGCCCACAAACATGGGGCTAAAATACACGGGCTCGGATTCACCAACCTAAAATTGCTTCCGAAATACCACTTTGACAGCGTCGACAGCACCGCATGGACAACGGGAAACCGATTTGGATTCATCTATAAATTTGACGGAACTACAATGAAAAAAATACAAGCCCCAAAAGGGAAGAAACTTGCAGACAGCAGAAAAGTTGCATTGATAAATTACACAGAATGGATAAAGTTCCAGAAATATGCTGAAACTAATTTATAAAAAAGAAAGAGAGGAAACCTCAAATGAAAAAAACCGAAAAAAATTTGATTATTTTAACAACTTTATTTGCAACAGCATTGCTAACATCAAACATTATTAGCAGTAATGGGATGATACTGACCAACATCTTTATAGGGAAAATACAGTTGTTGGCACCCGCCGCTGTGCTTGCATATGCGTTAACGTTTTTAGCAACAGACGTTATTGGGCAAGTGTGGGGTAAAAAAGAAGCCAATTTTGCTGTAATTACAGGGTTTATAGCACAAATACTTTGCACAGCATTAATATATCTGACCCCGATAATATTCAAGCCGTGGTTTCAAGGGAGCGATACATACACAGCGTTTAACAGCCTTGGTTGGTTTACAGTTGGCAGTTTACTTGCATATATATGTTCACAATCATGGGACGTGTATATTTTTCACAAGATTAAAAACTGGGCGAAAGAAAAATTTGGTGAACAAACGTACAACAGACACAGGTGGATTTGGAATAATGCAAGCACTATGACAAGCCAAGTCATAGACACAGTAATATTCATAGGAATAGGCTTTGGAGTTGGGCTTAGAATGAGCGGAACGGATTTAGTTGGTATTATGATTGGACAGTATTGTGTGAAGTTTGTTCTTGCATTACTTGATACTCCTATATTCTATCTGCTTACAAGAAAGAGAAAAGACAATGGCAAATGAACAGAATTTATTAAAAGGTGACGAAAAGCACAAGTTTACCCCCGAAGAAGCCTCGAAAGGCGGGAAGAGGTCAGCGGAAGCAAGAAGGGCGAAGCGTGATTTACGTATCGCCCTTGAAATGTTGCTTGAGAAAACTTATGTAGATAAGAACGGGAACGAAATCACAGGAACAACAGCAGTAGCAAGTAAATTATTTGAACAGGCAATGAAAGGTAATGTAAAAGCCTTTGAGACTTTACGTGATACAGTAGGGCAGAAGCCAGTAGAAAAGATAGAGCAGTTACAGACAGACATAGTTATCAATCTTGGAGACGAAAATGATACAGATTGATAATGTCAACAAATGGGTGTTACCTGTATATAGAGAACACATATTGGACTACAGCCACAGGGTAAACGTCTTCTACGGCGGAGCAGGAAGTGGCAAGTCATATTTCGTGTGCCAAAAGATGATACTTAAAGCCTTGCAATCACAACGCAAGGTTTTAGTCGTTCGTAAGGTTGGACGAACAATAAAGCAGTCTATATGGGCGTTGTTCCTTGAGTTATTAACAACCAAAATGCCACAGGTACTATTGGAAAGTAACAAGTCTGATTTAACTTTCAAATTAATAAACGGGAGCGAGTTTCTTTTTACGGGGCTGGACGACGCAGAAAAAATAAAATCTATACAGGGTATCACAGACATAGTTATTGAAGAAGCGACAGAGATTACATTGGACGACTTTACGCAACTTAATTTAAGGTTAAGAAGTCCAAAGCCGAACAATCAAATACATTTGATGTTCAACCCCGTAAGCAAAGCAAACTGGGTATACAAATACTTCTTTGAGCAGAAACCTGCGGACGCTATAATTCAACAAACTACATACAAGGATAACCCATATCTGCCAGAGGAATATATTCAAACGCTGGAAGACATGCAACATAGGAACGTTGCGTATTATAATATTTATGCTAAAGGCGAGTTTGCTACACTTGACAAATTGGTGTTCCCTACATACAAGACAAGGCTTATTAACGAAGATGAATTCACCAATGAAGACGGGGTAAAAAATGCGTTGTTCTGGGTAGGGTTGGACTTTGGCTATACCAATGACCCGTCCGCTATTACATGGGGTTGGTACAGACCAAAGAAAAGAGAGTTATATATCACGGGAGAATACGCAAGAACAGGCCTGACCAATGACAAGTTAGCAGAAGTCATTACCGACTTGGGGTTGAGCAAAGAAAGGATAGTTGCGGATAGTGCGGAGCCAAAGTCTATAGCAGAGTTAAAACGCATGGGGATAAAAAGAATAATGCCAGCAGTAAAGGGAGCAGACAGCGTAAAGAACGGGCTTGACCAGTTGCAACGCTGTGATATAATCATCGACGAGAGGTGTACGAAAACCAAAGAGGAGTTTGATAACTATACTTGGAAAAAAGACAAGAAGACAGGCGAGTACATAAACGAACCTATTGACATGTATAACCACCACATTGATTCGATAAGGTATGGAGTTCAACCAGTAATGAAGAAAAAAAGAACAGAAGAAGATATAATCGGAGGTGAGCACGATTTATACGTATCAAGATTTGCTTAAGATACCAGACCTTGAATCAGAAAGAATGGACTTCACAAAACGAGTAGTTGGGAGTCATAAAAACACAAGGTTATACAAGACAGCAGTTATAGCGGACGAATACAGAGCACAAAGAAACGTTACAATTACACAGTATAGGAAGTTACTATACACAGTAAGCGGACAAGCCGTGCCAGACAACTTCAGTGCGGATTATAAGTTGACATCTAATTTTTTCAATCGATTTATTACGCAAGAAAACCAGTTCCTGCTGGGCAACGGAATTAATTGGGCAGATAACGCAACGGAAGAAAAACTTGGAAACAATTTTGATACGCAGGTACAACAGGCAGGAAAGTATGCCTTGAGTGGAGGCGTATCTTTTGGTTTCTGGAATCTGGACAAGTTAGATGTGTTTCCTGTTACGGAGTTTGCTCCGCTGTTCGATGAAGACGATGGCTCGGTAAAAGCAGGAGTAAGGTTTTGGCAGGTAGACACGAACAAGCCATTAAGAGCCACACTATATGAGATTGACGGATACACCGAGTACATATGGCGTAAAGATGAACAGGGACAAGTTTTATATGAAAAACGTCCGTATGTGCTGGATATCATAAGCACCGAAGCAGATGGGCAGGAGATATACAGCGGTGAGAACTATCCGTCATTCCCGATAGTACCTTTATGGGGCAACGATTTGCACCAGTCAGAGTTAGTTGGAATGCGTGAGAATATCGACGCATACGACCTTATAAAAAGCGGTTTCTGTAACACTGTAGACGAAGCCTCGATGGTATACTGGACTATCAATAATGCTGGAGGAATGGACGAAGTAGACCTTGCAAACTTCATTGAAAGAATGCGGACAGTACATGCTACCACGATAGAAGATGACGGAGCGACGGCAGAAAGTCATACTATAGACATACCATATGCCAGCAGGGAAGCCATATTAGACAGACTGGAAAAAGACCTATATAAAGACGCTATGGCACTCAATACTGAGACAATAGCAAGTGGGGCAACCACAGCGACACAGATAAGAGCGGCGTATGAGCCATTGAACAGCAAGACAGATGATTTTGAATACCAAGTAATAAAGTTCTTACAGGGCATTATGAATGTTGCAGGTATAGACGATAAACCTACATTTACAAGGTCAAAAATCGTTAATACACAGGAAGAAGTGCAGACTGTGATACAAGCGGCTCCATACCTTGGAGACGATTATACTACACGCAAGATACTGGCGTTAATGGGAGACGCAGACCAAGCGGAAACGGTATTGAATGAAATAATAAAGCAAGGTGCTGGCAGGTTTATTGAAGAATGATGGATATTGGCAGACAACGGTCAGAAAAAGCACTAAAAGAGTTGGAAAAACGCATAAGTGCAGAATACGCCAAGGCGGGCAAAGATATAGAAAAAAAGGTAAAGGAGCACCTTGACGCTTTTGTACGAAAAGACATAGAGAAACAAAAGCAGTTAGCACAAGGCCTTATAACAAAAAAGCAGTACAATGATTGGAAAGTCGGGCAAATTATAACAGGCAATAAATGGAAATTGTTATCAGAAGAAATATCCCAGATATCAGTTGCCGCAAGTATTGCTTCTGCAGGCATAATATATGAGTGTGCTATAAAGGTTTACGGCATAAATAGAAATTATGCCCAGTATATTATTGACAAAGCACTTGGAGCGCATGTTATTGCTTGGGCGATGTATGATAAACACACGGTAGAAAGATTATTATTAAAGAATCCGCAACTATTACCAAACCCGTCAAAGAGAGTACTTGCGAATGTAGTAGCAGGCAGGGCAAAGTTATGGGAGCGGAGACAAATACAGTCTGTAATGTTGCAAGGCATACTGCAAGGCGAAAGCATACCAAAGATAGCACAGCGTACCAGAAAGGAACTTGGCGAGTCATATTTTATCGAGGAAATAAAAAACAAAAACAAGAAAACCGCTAAACAGGTAGCGAGAGAACTTGAACGCAAAAATAGAAATGCGGCTATACGTAACGCAAGAACGATGACGACAAGTGCCGAAAACGCTGGACGCATGGATTGTTTTTTGCAGGCTGAAGACATCGGAATATCATTGCAGAAAACGTGGATGGCTACCTATGACTCACGAACAAGACGAAGCCATGCTGAAATGGACGGTGAAACAGTCCCCATTAAAGAGGAGTTTTCGAATGGGCTGATGTACCCAGCAGACATGGACGGAGCACCAGAAGAAGTTTATAATTGCAGGTGTACTATGATAGCAGAGGTAGATACAGAAAGTTCAAACACAGAAACGGGTCAGTCAGTAACTGGAATGAGTTTTGATGATTGGGAGGAAATGATGGATGGATATGCACTTTAATTTGGCGTTGGACAACTCGGAATTGATAAAAAACGCAATGTTTGAGGAAATCGACAAAGCAATGAAAACTATAGGAATAAAAGCCGAAGGATACGCCAAAAAAAATCTAACAGATAAAGGAGCAGTAGATACGGGAAGATTGAGAAACTCTGTTACCCATGCAAACGACAAAAACACAGTATATATCGGTACGAATGTTGAGTATGCTCCGTATATAGAAATGGGAACAAGCAAGATGGACGCAAGACCGTATCTTGGCCCTGCTATAACAGAACATGCAGACGAATACAAAGAAATTATTGAAAACGAGTTAAAGCGGTGATATACTTGCCGTGGAATCGAATGGTAAAGAAACACCTACGAAGAAAAGGAGATTAATATGGCACTTTCACGAAAACTGCTGACCGCTATGGGTCTTGAAGATGACAAGGTAGAAGAAATCATCACAGCCCATACCGAGACAGTAAACGCTCTCAAAGAACAGAGAGACCAGTACAAGGAAGACGCAGACAAGTTACCGACGCTCCAAAAGAAAGTGGAGGAACTGGAAGCAAACCAAAACAAGGAAGACCCGTACAAAGAACAGTACGAGACACTGCAAAAAGAGTATGAGGCGTTTAAGGCGGAAGTCGAAAACGAAAAAGCAAAGGCAAAAAAAAGCACGGCGTATAGAAACCTCATCAAAGAAGCAGGAGTTTCCGAAAGAAGGATTGATTCTATTATGAAGGTGACAAACCTTGATGATGTCGAAATGGACGGCGACAATATAAAAGACGCCGAAAGCATCAAAGAAAACATCAAAACAGAGTGGGCTGATTTTCTTGTAACATCGACAAAGGAAGGTGCAGGAACGGCAACACCGCCAAAGACAACAGGCGGCGTGACTATGACAAAAGAAGAAATCAGAAACATAAAAGACCCAGTAGAGAGACAGAAAGCAATGATTGAAAACGGCTCTTTATTTGGTCTGGAATAGGAGAGAAAAATGGCAAGTAATGTAACCACAGCCAAAGAAACCAATGTTATTGATAAGTCAAAGATTGCAAGAGTAAGGGAACTTGATTTTGCTACCCTGTTTGGCGAAAACATCAATTCGCTTATAACCATGCTCGGCGTGACAAGGAAAATCCCAGTTACAGCAGGAGCGGTACTCAAGAAACTTACCGTAACAGGAACACTTGATAGTTCCACAGTAGGCGAGGGAGAAATCATACCGCTTTCCCAGTATCAGACAACATGGACTGCAGTCGGTGAAATAACGCTCAACAAATACAGAAAAGCGACCACAGCAGAAGCAATAATCAAAGGTGGATTTGACCAAGCCGTAAACGAGACTGACAAGAGAATGATACTTGACATTCAAAAGTCAGTAAGAGCAGGACTTGTTGCTTCTCTCGATGACGATGACGCCACAAAGGTAAGCGGAAGCACACTGCAGGAAGTACTCGCCAAAGAGTGGGGACAGTTACAGGTCAAGTTCGAAGATGACGCTATACAGGCAGTATACTTCGTCAATCCGCTTGATGTAGCAGACTATCTGTCAACAGCACAGATTACAGTACAGACAGCGTTCGGATTCTCATATGTTGAGAACTTCCTCGGTCTGGGAACAGTTATCATGACTCCGCAGATTACACAAGGAGAGGTATACGCAACTGCGGCGCAGAACATCGTGGCATACTACATCAATGTTAATGAGTCAAACGGACTTGGCGACGCATTTGAGTTCACCACAGACCCAGAAACAGGTTTTGTAGGAATCCACGAAGATAGCAATTATACAAGACTGCAGAACGAGACAGTAGCGGTAAGTGGCGTTACGTTCTTCGCTGAAATGCCAGCAGGAATTATCAAAGGAACACTGTCAGTAGATTCGGAGTAGACTATGTTATCTGAACTTTGCCATGAGTTGAGAAATTATTTTGAAACCGACAAATACTTTGGAGCATTCAAGATAGAGGACAACGTTATAACAGGAGATTTTATTCTTCAAGAGGGACAGTATTTCCGCATAGTAGGAAGCGTGTTCAACGATGGAGTATATTGTTATGACGACAACCTTGACTTGAAAGACGAGGAGTTTGGCGGTGCGTTATGGGCTATGGCTGTACCATTAGAGGTCATAGCCCTTGCATCAGAAATTGAAGAGTGGAACAACCTTTACGGCGGAGCAGACAGCCAAAATATGTCGCCGTTCAACTCCGAGAGTTTTGGCGGATATTCATATTCAAAAGACGGCGGAGGCTCATCTTCTGACGGTACAGGGACTTGGCAAAAGGCATTTGCCAGCAGACTGAACAAATGGAGGAAGATATGAGCCTTTTATCGGAAGCAATGGAGACATGTGTACTGTTAGACAAACAGACCAGAAGTGATGGCTACGGCGGTTGGATTACTACATGGAACGACGGAGCGGAGTTTGACTGTGCCATAGTACTTGACACCAGCATGGAGGCAAGGACTGCTGAACAAATGGGCGTAAAGTCGCTGTATACAGTTACTACACCAAGAACAATTTCCCTACAATACCACGATGTTTTTAGGCGAACACGGGACAATAAAGTTTTTCGTGTTACGTCAGACGGCGACGATAAAGCCACACCAGCAAGTTCGGGTCTAAACATGCGACAGGTTACTGCAGAGGAGTGGGCGTTAAATGGATAAAGCACAGGCTATACACCAGTTTTGGAATGCGTTTGCATGGGACGCATATGACGAGTTCAGCGTTCCAGACGGCTCGGCATATCCTTACATCACATACAATGTGTCGACAGACAGTATAGGAAGACCAATCCCGTTGACAGCGTCGTTATGGGACAGAGGCTCATCATGGGAGAGAGTAACGAAGAAAGCCCAAGAAATAAGCGACTATATAGGATACGGACATCAAGTAGAAGAAATAGACGATGGGTATATGTATATCGTAAGAGGGAGCACATTTGCCCAAAGAATGAACGACCCAAACGACGGACAGGTGAAAAGGATATACCTTAATATCATGGTTGAGTTTCTGACCCCATAATTTACAATTTAAGCAAAGTTTATATAACTATTAATAATTTATACTACAAAAGCATAAAGACCCGTTAAAACTTAATTTTTCGGGTTTTAGCCATATAAGAAAGGAGATACCATGAGTACATATACAGTTGTACCGCAGGACACATTCGAATCTATGCAACTTGACGCAGGAGTATTACTGACATCGTTTGACCCTGCAAGCCCGTCAGCACCTGCTGATGAAGATATCGTTTGTGCTACAACAGGAGGAATAAATGTAGTATGTCAGCCAGAGTATTCAGACCTTGGCGAAGATGTTGACAACGTGCCAAACAACATGATGGAACTAAAGCACCTTGACTCTTGGACATGTACTTTAGGGTTTACATCGCTTGATACATCTGCAGAAGGAATAAGGCTTGCACTGGGTGCGGCAGACATCACGGCGGCAACGGGTAAGATTGTTCCGAGGAAAGACTTGTCGCAAGATGACTTCACGGACATCTGGTGGGTCGGCGATAAAGCAGACGGTGGAATAGCGGCAGTTAAATTAAAGAATGCACTTTCGACAGAAGGTTTTAATCTGCAGACCACAAAGAATGGAAAAGGACAGACTGCGTGCACTCTGACAGGACATGTATCTATAAACGCACAGAGCGACATGCCAATGGAGTTCTACGTGCTTGAAGGAAGCAACATTGAGTATGAGGCGGCTACACTTACAAGTGCAGGATTCAAGTACGGAGTAACATATTACACAAGAACAGGTTCTGGAACGTCACAAAGCCCGTATGTATATACGCAGGTAGCGACAGGAACTGCATACGACAGCACAAAGACATATTACGTTAAAGCGTAGTTTTGCATGGAGGAGTTAAAATGAAAACGCTTGTTAATTGTACGCCAACGGAGTTTTTTGCACAGACAAATAAAATCCGAAAAACGGCAGAAAAATGGCTCAAGGATACAAATATACTTGAGATACGAAAACGTGCGCCAAAACTCGATTTTAAGCCTTCTGAGGATAAAAAAGAGTTAGAGAAACAAATGGAGAAAAGGAAAAAGGCATGGGCAGACCAAGCCAAGAAAAATCTGTTTGATATTCTTGACGCAGTTTTGGAAAAGCACCCAGAAGAAACGATTGAACTTTTGGCGCTTGTATGCTTCATTGAACCAGAAGACGCTGACAAACACACCATGAGCGAATATATCCAATGCATAAACGAGATTATATCGGACGACGCAGTAATGGGTTTTTTTGTTTCGTTGGCGTCTTTGGGAGTGACGAATACTGGCACTGTTGCCAGCAGGTAAGGGCAGACTTCTTTGATATGTTCGGCAGGGCGTACCTCATAGAGCATTGTTTCATGCTGGAAAAAGAACGGCAGAAGGAACTGGCTCACAAAATATATATGACGGACGCCCTAAAAAACATCAATGACGCATTTGTGAAACATTTTGGCGGTTATCAAATGAAACAGCGTTTTTATGACATTGTCCACGAAGCGGACACAGTAGACACGAAAGAAAATCCGCAAGAAATAATAGGGCGGATTTCAAACAAATTAGACAAGTTGGGAAAAACAAATGAACGTATTTGACCTTACTGCGTCATTGACGCTTGATACAAGAGAATACGAGCGAGCCTTGAACACTGCTAAAGGTACAACAGTATCTGCTACTACAGATATTGGAGCACGGGTCAGCAAGATGAAAAAAGGTTTTCTCATTGGAGCAGGAGCAATGGCGGCAGGTTTTGCCGCCTTTGGAGTTTCTTCTATAAAAACAGGCATGGAGTTTGACTCTGCCATGTCGCAAGTTTCGGCTACTATGGGCAAGACAAACAAGGAAATGCTTGATGAAGTCGGCGAAGTCGATTTAGCGTGGGGGCACTTCTCTGGCAACCTGCGTGAGTATGCTCAAGAGATGGGAGCACATACGAAGTATTCGGCAACCGAGTCAGCCGAAGCGTTAAACTATATGGCACTCGCTGGCTACGACGCACAGAAGTCAATGGAAATGCTCCCGTCAGTGTTGAATCTTGCGGCGGCAGGCAATATGGAATTAGCCCGTGCTTCTGACATGGTAACAGACGCAAGTTCCGCACTTGGGTTGTCACAGGAAGAAACCACAGATATGGTAGATAAGATGGCTATGGCGGCGTCAAAGTCGAACACGTCTGTGGAGCAACTTGGAGATGCTTTTCTGACAGTAGGCGGTACTGCTAAAAATCTAAAAGGTGGAACTACAGAGTTATCTACCGCACTCGGCATACTCGCAGACAGCGGCATAAAAGGGTCGGAAGGTGGAACGATATTACGTAATGCGATATTATCATTGACCGCACCGACGTCAAAGGCAAAGGGTGAACTTGAAGCCCTTGGAGTAAGTGCTTACGATTCTGAAGGCAACATGAGGGGTCTTGACGAAATATTTGGTGACCTTAATAGCAGTCTGTCAAACCTTACAGGAGAAGAACGCGCCGAAGCCCTTGGCAAAATATTCAACAAACGTGATTTGAAAGGTATCGAGGCTTTGCTTGGAAATGCAGGCCAAAGATGGGACGATTTAAGCGGATATATCGACGAAGCCCAAGGCTCGGCACAAAAAATGGCTGACACGCAGTTAGATAACCTTGAAGGGGATATCACCTTGCTTAAATCAGCATTCGAAGGATTGAAGATTGGAGTGTCGGACAAACTTACGCCAGTAATTAGAAAGTTCGTGAAAGCACTTACTTGGTGTATAGACCATGCCAAGACATTGGGACCGATTATACTCGGACTTGCAACAGCGTTTACAGTGTTTGCCGTAGCAATAAACATAGGACCAATGATACAAAAGGTAACTGCGGCTATGGCGGCATTCAATGCTATATTATTGGCAAACCCGATAGGACTTATAGTTGCCGCGATAGCAGGGCTTGTTGTGGCATTTATTGCGCTATGGAAAAACAACGAAAAGTTCCGAGAAAAAGTAATTGCAATCTGGAACGCAATAAAAAAAGCGGCGTTGACAGTTTGGAACGCAATAAAAGAGTACATAGTTGTGCCGATACAAAACGCCTTTGAAAAAGTGCGAAATATCCTTAATAAGGTGAAGTCATTCATATCGTCTATTTTTGGCGGCATAAAAAATACCGCAAGCAAAACATGGAGCAAGGTGAAAGATTTCATCACTCATCCGATAGAGACGGCGAAAAATAAAGTCAAAAGCGTCTTTATAAGTGTTAAAAATTTCATATCGTCTATTTTTGGCAAAATAAAAGATACGGCGAGCAAAGTCTGGGAAGAGGTAAAAGACGCAATCTGGAAGCCCATAAAAAAAGCGAAGGACAAAGTAAAAGAAATCATTGACAAGATTAAGGAATTCTTCCCGTTCAATGTTGGTAAACTTTTTAGCGGTAAAGTTCCAGATATAACCGTTAAAAAGAAAAAGACTAAAGACAAGATGGAGACAAACTCCACTATAAGATACTGGAGGTTTGCAAAAGCGATGAGCGAGCCATATATGTTCAGCGAGCCAACAGCGTTTTATGCTGGAGAAGCAGGAGACGAAATATTGTACGGCAGAAACAATCTTCTGAAAGACATTAGGAAAGCGGCAGGCGGAAACGGGGATATAGTTATAAACCTTAATTACCAAGCAGGCGACGACGCAAACGAAATGCTCCGAGACATCGCACGTGGAGTTAGAAGATACAGAATGGCAGGTGCATTATAATGTCATATGATTATAAAGGGACAAAAATTACAGGTACATCTACTACAGGTAAGGTGTTCAGCAAATCTGGAATAAAAAAAGCAAAAAAAGGAGATAAATATCTCAACACCAAGACGGGGCATGTGTACACGTGCTCAGACGCAGGCTCAACAGGAAAGGCAGACGTAGCAAAGTGGAAATATGTCCGTACAGATATAGTGGATACGCCGTCTGTGTCGGTATCAAATCTTGGTGCACCTGTTAGACAAACAGGAAGCAGAATAATGAAAGCCACATGGAAGACGCCGTCTGCGATGATTGACCCTAAAAAAGGCGATAGAGCAACTGGCCTTAACATCAGTTGGTTTTTAGGAATCAAAGGCAAAGACCCCAAAAGAGTAAAGCATACAGGGAATGAAAAATTAACACAGTCTTCGATTAATTTGAACAATCTTAAAATTGGCAGAAAAACATATACGAGGGAGTCATTTTATCCGTTTGACAAAAAACCGAAATTGCACTACGTTACCGTGAAAGTGAGGAGCACAAACTCTAAAGGCAAAGGAGCATCTACCAAAAGCACAAGGGAGTTTAAGACACCAAAAGCACCTACAATATCCAACTTTGAATTTAACGATGTAGGAGAGTTGTCGTGCACGATAACGACAGATGCTGGTGCAGGATATGCTGAAAGATACGATACACGCTATAAGATGACCGTGTATTATTCAAACACAAAAAAAACTGATACCATATACGATAAAAAAACGACAAATACAAGTAAGCCCCTTGTATTTGATGATAGAAATTATGCGTCAAGAGAATATGAGGACTATGCCAAAGTTAAAGTTAAAGCGTGGGCAAGAGGCTTTAAGGGTTCTTCAGAAGTAGTTGAAAAGACGTTCTACATATCGTACCCAGCAAAGGCACAAATCAATAACCTTGAAATATCAAGTAAGAGTTCAAGTGGAAAATGCGTAGTATATATTACTACAAACCACAAAGATGAACACCCAGTTGATAGAGTCAAATTGGAAGTGTTAGCCAATTCACCGTATGCAGAAGCAAGTCAAATTCCTGCAGACGCTGGGTGGGAAGAAACAGGCATTATAGACGACGCACAGTGTAACGCACTTGCAGTTCCCGTAGCAGACTTAATGCCAGAAGCAGGGAACTATACTTGGATACGGTTAAAGACGTATCACGCCAACGAAACTGTATTGCACAGATATTCAGACTATAGACGAGTGAAAGAACTTGAGACTCCTGCGGCGACAGCGTTAGATGATGAAATAAAAATAGTGTCTGCTACCGCAGGCGAAGACGGACAGTCAGCCATAGTAAATCTTGTATGGGACGACGGGGCAATAGCGTCAACAGGTACGGAGTTATCTTGGGACACAGAAGAAAATGCTTGGAAGTCAACAAAAGACCCGTCTACATATGAGTTTACATGGACGGACGGGTCGCAGACAGTGGACGGAACAACATGGCCAAACAGCGCAACGATAGTAATTAAAGACCTTGAAGAAGGAGAAAAATACTATGTGAAAGCCCGAAGATACAACGAAGGTGATACAACCACGTACTCGGAATATTCCAACTTTAAGACCGTTGTTACAAGCGAACAGCCAGAGTCTGTAACCGCAGTGGTAGACAGGTACGTAGCAAGAGGGTCAGACTTAAACGTGTATTGGACTTTTGCAGGAAACGGCTTACAAAAAAAATGGCAGATATTAGACAGTAACGGGACCACAGTTAAAAAAGGAGAAGGGTCTTTAGGGTCGGCGCAAATATCGTCAAAGAGGCTAAACTCTCTTGCTATAAATGGGAGCATAACTTTTACAGTGCAAGTATCAACTGGAAGCGAGTTTGTTGTGTCAGAGGAGTATACAGTTACTATCATAGACAAGCCGACGTTAACCGTAACGGCACCAGCCACAATGACCAGTCAGTCTGGATATAGCATTGAAGCGGTGGCTTCTGTGCCATCGGATTTAGTCGTTGTCATAACAAGCCAAGGCTCTGCAGGGCGTTTTCCAGTAGGGTTATTAAGACAAACCGCAGGAGATACGATATATAGCGATGTATATACTCCAGAATGGACTGCCAATTATGTTCTTACTACAGATACAGAATATCTGGACAAAACGTATTATGAACGGTCTGGCAACACATATACTGTTGTTGTGCCAGAAAGCGAAGGCGGAGTGGTAGACCCAACAACAAACCCGTCGTCAGAGGGCTGGTATGAAGAAGGCACAGGCGTGGCAACAACGGTAGCATTGCCCCCGCAGTTAGACTTTTGGGACTTGGGAAGATATGAGTTGTCGGTAGTCGCTATTGACCGCCAGACAGAACTGCATTCGGAACCATCTGTTTCTGATTTCAGCGTTGCGTGGTCACACCAAGCGCCAAGTATAGAGCCTACGTTGACATATACATTGTCAGCCGACACATCAATAGATGACGACAAAAATTATTACGCATACGACAGTACGTCGCAGACATATTCAGTAGTTGAACCAGAAGGTACAGAAGACCCAACAGAGGAGGGCTGGTACGAGGTTTCGACAACAGAGTATGTTACTATTACGCCGATAGATACGATAGATGATAACGGATATCACCACATGGCGGCACAAATAAATCTGACACCACCGCCAAACTACGCAGAAACAGACGTGTACGATATATACAGATTAACAGGAGACGGGGCAAAACTTATAGGTGAGGGCTTTCCGTTAACATATACTGCTACTGATGAATATGCTCCGTTCAGCGAAGACGGAACACAACATTATAGGATAGCGGTAAGGACGGTTGACGGAGATATTTCGTTCAGTGATGTTGAGTACGTATTACAGGGCGAAGGCATACGGGTAGATTGGGAAGGCGGATTTATTGAGTACCCGTATAGTGTTTCAATTTCTGACGCATACAAGAAAGACGTTGAAATACGCAAGCACCTTGACGGAGGGATAAATGGTTACTGGAACGAAGGAGTGCAAAGAACAGGTTCGCTGAACACGGACGCAATTAAACTCATACAACAAGAAGATATAGACCTTACACGGCAGTTAGCAAGATATACAGGACCAGTGTTTATACGGACACGCGAGGGTACGGCATTCGAAGCCGACTTGCAGATTACTGATTTATCAACGAAAAACATAGCAGTTATGTCAATAGCAATGGACGCAAGCGAAATAGACTTGACAGATGAGTACATGCTTCCTATACCGTTTGTGTTGGAGGATAGCGAGTAATGGACTGGACAAAATCTTATTCGTCAGAATGGCGCATATTCAGAGTTAACAGGCGAACATGGGCAGACGCAGAAAAATTATCAAACGTCATAAGCGCAGGAGTAACAAAGACCAATGACGGGGACATGATAGAGTCTGGGAGCATGGAAATCACGGGTGACTTTGAGCCAGATTACTACAGGATAGTTTTGACTGCTGAACAAAGTGGAGAAGTTGAAAGGGTCGATGTAGCAACACTTCTATTTACCGAAAGCGGAGGAGCGTTTAACTATGGGGTAAATACCACAGAAGTAAATGGGCATTCTGTGCTTTACCCTGCGTCTGTAAAGTCGGTTGTTACAGGGGAGTATGCTCCAGCAGGAGTTAACGGAGCAGAATACGCTGAAAAATTACTTTCTGAAACCATAAATGCCCCAGTACAGGTAGAAGGGTCTTTTGTGTTGAACGAGGCCATAGTACATGAGTTGGGCACGTCTATATTGGGTGCTGTATGGGCTGTACTTGACGCTGGAAAGTTTGTACTACAAATAGACGGCAGAGGCGTAGTGCATATACGCCCAAAACCGACAGAGCCAGCATTAGTTATTGATACCTCATCACAAGGCTGGCTTATGAACGATATTACATATACAGCAGATATAAGTGATATACCGAACAGATATATCGTTATAGACGGCGTAAGTATCACAGTAGCGGAAAATAACGACCCTACAAGCATTGTATCAACCTTGTCAAGAGGGTACTATGTTGATAGCGTTGATACGTCGCCTACACCAATCAATGGCGAAACGTACAGCGCATATGCAGATAGAATGCTCAAAGACTTAAGCGTGCTAAAGGAAGAAAGGTCATACACAAGGGAGTATGCCCCAAACGTATATCCTTATTCAGTTATACGAGCAACAATAGACGGGCTTGCTGGAGATATGGAAGTGCAATCGCAAGAAATAAGTTGCGGTAACGGAATAACCGTTGCGGAGAAAGTTGCACGGGAGGTCAAATTATATGAGTAGCGGAATAAAAGATTTCGTTGACGCTGTTAAAACAGAAAATGAAGAGCCAACTAAAGTTTACGAAGCCATAGTTTCGGGCGTAGATGATGAAGGGATAGTCTGGGTAAATATTGCAGGGTCTGAAAAAGAGACTCCGACTGCTTCGACATCTACCGAGGTAAAAACTGGTGATATTGTCAACGTTGAGTGGCGCAACAATAAATTATATATTGCTGGCAATTACTCAAACCCTGCTGTGGGAATTGTAAGGGTAGTTCAAGTCGAAAAAACGGCTACATCTGCAGAAGAAACTGCGACAGAAGCGAAGGAAACAGCGGACGCAGTTGAGGGTATTGCGGTAAATGCGAGTGCTACTGCGGTTACTGCAAAGACCATTGCAGAAGGTGTCAATGAACACTTTTGGCATGATAACACAGGTGCTCATGTAACAGAAGTAACTCAGGAAGAATGGAACGACCCAGCAGACCCTAACTATCATTCTGGTGGTAACACGCTTATAACCACTCAGGGGATGGCTATCAGAAAAGGGCTGGTTAATCTGGCTGAGTTTGGTGCTACAGGTGCGACTATCGGTGTTAGTGGCTCGCAGATTGCTCATCTCGGTTATGGCCCCGGAACGGATAGTGGTGGCGGTATAAGTGATGCTCCGTATTACACATTAGGTGTGAGGACTGGTACTGTTGGCAACTATTCAACGGCAGAGGGAAATGGCACAGAGGCAAGCAGTTTTGCATCACATGCAGAAGGAGGAGAAACTACAGCAAGCGGGGGGTGTTCACATGCAGAAGGGTATGACACCACAGCAAGTGGAGCAGACTCTCATGCAGAAGGGTATAACACCACAGCATCGGGGAATTGGTCTCATACAGAGGGGCAATTGACAGTTGCAAGTGATGAGGGTGCACATGCAGAAGGTTTGCGAGCCACAGCAAGTGGAGAGAACTCTCATGCAGAGGGGTCTGTGACCACAGCAAGTGGATTTGATGCACATGCACAAAATGGAGGGACTGTAGCAAGTGGAGATTATTCTCATGCGGGTGGTGATTCAACCATAGCAGGATACGACAGTCAGACCACAATTGGAAGATATAATGACAATCAATCGACTACTGCTTTTGAAATCGGCAACGGCACAGCAGATAACGCACGCTCCAACGCATTCACAGTAGATTGGAGTGGTAATGTTAAGATTGCAGGAGATATAACAGGCTTTTACAAGATAGTTCAACTCGCAGTAACCACCTCATCATCAATAAGTGCGCACGGCTCTTATGCTAATGCTACTTACACAGTACCGTCAGCAGACAGACCGAGTGGAATGACTTTGGCTGGCATAGTCGGTTGGGGTGCAAGCAATTACAGACTTTCACCTTCAACGGCTTTTGTGAACGGCACACACTCAATATCGGTTACGCTTGCAAACACTTCGGCATCTTCGGTGTCGTCAGGAGCGACAGTTAATTTCCGACTTTTATATATCAAAGCCACAAGTGCTTAAAGGATAAAATAATGGCAGACTATATTGTAAAAACATTTATTGGATTAGCATGTGCGGGAGTGTTTGGCTTCTGCGTTGAATACATTAAAAGGTCAATCATAAAGCAAAAAGTCATAGAGCAGGAAATCAAAGCGTTGGCACACGATGCTCTGTTTAGGTTTTGCCGATATATCATGGAGCAGGGCTATATCACAGAAAGCCAGCATGAGAATCTGGAGTACCTTTATAAAGGTTACAAGGGTTTGAAGTTGAATGGCACCGGTGATAGGATATATAATGAGTGCAGAAACAAACCGCTTAAAAGTGGGGATTTATAAAGGAGAATATTATGGACGGGAAAAAAGGCGCTATCATAAGAATAGCGGTATTGGTAATAACCACAGTAAACGCAGTATTGACAGCATCGGGTAAAAACCCGATACCTTTTGACGAAAACGCATTTACGGAGTGTTTAGCGTACATCATAAACGGCGTCTGCGCCGTATGGGCATGGTGGAAAAATAACAACATCACAGCAAACGCTCAGCACGCACAGAAAGTTCTTGATAGGTTGAACAGGGAGAAAAAATAATGAATGAGCCAGTACCTTATATTGTACACGAAAGTATAGTATCCAGACTTGAAAGAACTATCAAAAGGCTGTTTATACTTGTCATAGTTTCTGTTGTATTGATTTTTGCGTCGAACGCCGTATGGATATACTTTTGGAATCAGTACGAATATGAAGATATTTGTTATGAACAAGATGGCGAAGGCGCAAACGTTGTCGGGCAAGGGAATGAGGTAACCAATGAGCCAGAGGTTAATCATTAGGCGGAGAATACATAAGAAGAAAAATGGCAAAGCAAAAAAAAGAAGGGTTAGGCGTAGAATTAGAATCCGCCAGTCGTGATGATATAGAGTATCTCATTGACCAATATATTCACAACGAGAGGAACAGAGCCATACTAAAAAGAAGATTGTTAGATGGCATCTGTTATGAGCCACTTGCGGAGGAGTTTGACTTGTCGGATAGGCAGGTCAAGAACATTGTCTATAAATGCCAAGAAAAACTGTTCCGCAGGTGTTAACTCCTCCTTATCATACATGTGGGTAAAGACCGCTCAATCGGGGGCGGTTTTTACTTTGCAAAATATTTTTTTATTTTTTTTATAAAAAATACTTGACAAAACATAAAAAATAATATATATTATAATTAAGGAAAGGGGAAAAACCAAGGAGGTAACAAATGTACGAAACAATAAAGACAGTAAACGGATACGAAATATACAGAATGAAAGGCACAAAAGGATGCTACTGGATAGACATCACTGAATGGAAAAAGGTAAACTTCAAAACACAAAAAGCGGCTGTTGAATGGGCTGCCGCACACTAAGCAGATAAGGAGGTATCAAACGATGAGACTTTATAAGACATTTAATACACTGGCTGAGGCAAAAGAGTTTGCGAAAAAAATGGACGAGCAAGAACGACTTGCATTTATACAGCAAAAAGGTAACAGCATACTTACTTACGAAGTTGTCTATTTTATGAGCAAAGAGGATAGAAATGGAGACCTTGGCGGAGAGTATGGGGAAAAAGTAGAACTGTAAAAATAAGGGGTATTGGGAAGTACAGAAAGGAGTTATAAAATGACAAACGCAGACATCATATTCACGAATGCACAAGAGTTAATGAAGCAGGGCATTATAGGAAAGACAGGGAATACGTTTCAAGCGGTCATAGTAAATGCAGACGGAGAGGAGGAAGAAATCACAGTAGAAGAAGCAGAGCCAATACACACATATGCAGGGTGGAAAGAGAGAGGCTACCAAGTAAAAAAAGGCGAGCATGCGATAGCACAGTTTTCAATCTGGAAGCACGTTGTAAAAAAAGCAAAGGAGGAGGGCGAAGAAGACGAAGCAAAAATGTTCATGAAAAATGCGGCATGGTTTAAGGCCTCACAGGTAGCGCCAATAGAACAGTAGAAAGGAGTGAAAAAATGGGACATTCTATCAATTATGTAACATGTGCAAATAAGGATATAAATAAATGCTTAAAAAGGCACTTGGCAACAGCATATGACCCTTATGAGTCAAGTGGATATCATGGGAACATGACAGTACACAAAAACATCATATGCAAAAGCAGAGATGAAGCAGAAGAAAAAATAAGACAGTTGGACAATGGTTGGTATAGTGACCATGCTGTTAGATTCAAAGAGGGGAGAAAATTAACATGGCTTATAAAATATGAATATCATTGTTAGTTAGCCGAGCGGTGGCGGCATAAATCCACCAGCCAGAAAGGAGAAAAACATGATTACACTTATTGAAATGCAGGACGTATTAGGGAAACAGATTGAAAAATGCACAGATGAGCATTTAACAGCGGAGACAAGAGCGCTGGTTTTCGACCAAGCGAAAAACGTTGCCAAGTTAGCAAAACAGGTTATCAATAACGCTGACATTATACTCAGAGCAGATAAAATGTCAGCAAGGCATGACCGTATTGACCGCGTGGTGGGAGAATGAAACATCATCAGTACACAAACGAACAGGAACAATGGATTGTCAAACATGGGCGAGACATGACAGCGAAAGCATTAAAAGATGCTTTCAATGAAAAATTTAATGCAGAAGTTTCAGAATTTGCCATTGAGCAAAAGCGGAGAAAACTTGGCATTAACTTTGGAATCAAGCAAAGGGAATACACGCAGGAGGAAGAACACTTCCTGCGTGTAAACCGAAACAAAATGCCGATGAAAGAGTTGCACCGTAAGTTTTGTGAAAGGTTTTCGAGCATAGGATATTATGCACTGAAAGCAAAAGTTCAGCGCATGGGGTTGCTGGTGGACGATGTTCAGAAATTTAACAACGTTGCGGAAAGGTCAAGAGTGCCGATAGGCTCTGAACATAAATACGCAGGATACACGATGATTAAAGTTGACGACAAAGCAACAGGAACGAAAAAAGACAGACGGTCATACAAAGAAAACTGGCGTCCTAAACATGTATGGGTGTGGGAGCAACATCATGGGAAGTTACCGCCGAAACATCAAGTAATTTTTCTTGATGGCGACCATGAAAATTTTAATATCGAAAATCTTGCGGCAATACCGTTGCAGTATGTTGTGATGATGAATCGAAACGGCTGGATAAAAGGCAATCCCGAATTAACAAAAACGGCGATTAAACTTTGCGAATTGCACTATATGACGGAGGGGCAAAAGTGAAAGAATATATCAAAGACGAACCCAAAGCAAACAGGCCAAGAAAGATATTGGCGATGTATTTACATTTTGGCAAACTAAAATCCGATAAAACGTGCAAACAATGTTGCCATTTGATGAAATACGGTTGGCGGGGGAAGAACTATTACAAGTGTCAGGTTTATGGAATCAGCAACAGCGAAGCGACAGACTGGAGATTATACTATCCGGCATGTGGAGCGTTTAATGTTGAGGCATTAGAAAAAAGAGACTTGTATAAAGATTTATGGCATGTGCCAAAAGAGAAAAAAGACGACGAACCGTTATCAGGGCAGATAAAATTAGATGGAGTGTTCACATGTACGAAGCAACAAGAACAATAAAAAACATTTTCCCGAAGATTGTTTCAAAATCAGAACCGGCAATAAGAGAGATGTATTGAAGCAAAAAGAAAAATGGGAGTATATAAATACAAAAGCCCATACAAAAGCACAGAAAGAATACTGCAGGAGGATATTAAAAGCCATAAATATACGCCTTATAGAATACAAATATCAAACGTTCAAAAAAAA